TCGGTGGCGTTTTCTAATTCTTCATCGCTGGATACGAACCAAGAGTTTCGGCTCTTCCATTCAAGTGCGTCTTCTGTCGGTTGTACTTGTTGAGCTGGTTGCTCGTATTGCAACTCTTCTTGTGGTTGCTCAACCACTTGAGCGGCTTGCGATTGGCGACGAGCTTTGGCTACGTTGAGCTTTTCTTTCTCGATCGCTACTTCGTTTTTTAGAGTGGCCGCTTTGGACATCAGCTCAGCATCGCCTGATTCAACAGCTCTCTTATAGAGATCATCTACCTGGGCTTCTCTGGAAGTGACCGCCTCTTCTGATTTAGCCAGCACGTTTTCTGATTGCTGGGCAGCGAATGTTTTGTATTGAGCTAGCTCCTGCTGCTGCCTCATCAGAAGTTGCTCTGCTTGTTGAGCCCTTTCTTCGGCAGCTCTAGTACGAGCTTTCTCTTTATTTATTCTTTTCGATACGTTGCGGGTATGGCGATCCAGCTCGTCATCAGTCTCGATTTTTGATTCTGGTTCTGGAGTCGCAACGTCTTCATTGACTGCAACCTCGATAGGCTGTTCTTCTTCTTGTACTGGTTGGGTATTTTCTACTGTCATTTATAGCTCACAATGTCGTTAGGATCTAAAATCGTTCCAATTACCTCATCGTCGTTGATGATGCGGATTTCTTCGCCATCCTCCAGCTTCATCCTTGCACCAGCATAGCGGCCGATGAGCACCCATTGCTGCTCTTTACACCAGGGAGTATCCCCGAACTTCTCTTTGTCGTTGTAACACAACGGTCCCATCTTCAACACAAGTGCAACCACCGTGGCTAGAGCCTCTCTATCCACCGTTTCTTTCAAGAGCTGAATACCGCCCTCAGTCGTTGTCTTGCCTTTGTATGGTATGACCACCATCCGATAACCAGTCGGTTGTGGCATTCTTTCGAGAATCTTTTTATCTAGAAGGGTTGGATCGAGAACTCGATCATCTGCGTTTACATAAGCTTCGCTCAAACCGGTCACTTCAGCTCCTTGTAATATTCTTGAATAGCTTCCTCGATCAAGTTTAACGCGACTAGCTCACCTTGCAAAGATGCATAATGTTGCATATCTTTTAGCGCATTTGTGGTCAAAGTTTCAACAATGAGGTCTTTTCTAGCATTTATTACACGTTTGAGCTTACCGCCCATCCCAAGATCATCCATTAATCACCCTGTTCGTAATAAAATAGCCCTTTCGTAGCGGCGCCAGTGCCACGAGTCTTGACTCTACGTACCGGCACTTTGAGCTGACCTTTGCTTACTTCACCGCCGTCTTTCATGCCTTTGGCAGTTTTCATCGCAATTGCAACGGCTTGCTTTTGAGGCTTGCCCTCACCGCGTAGCATGCTGATATTCTTGCTAATAGTTTTTTGGCTTTTACCTTTTTGGAGTGGCATTAGGATTCCTTCTTTGTGGTTTTCTTGGGAGCTTTTTTCTTAGCCGGTGCCTTCTTTGTAGCAGCTTTCTTAGCGGGAGCTTTCTTAGGTTTCGGCTCCGCTTTCACTTCTGGCTCAGGCTCTGCTTCTACTACAGGTTCCTCTTTGACTTCTAGCGGAGGAGGAGGCTCCGTTCCATTAATGGCGGCTTCTTTTGTGGCGATCCGGTGATCGCTAAGTCGTTTCTTCTCAGCGGCTTCCGCTGCTGCTTGCTCTGACTCCTGCCTTTCTTTTTCTCGCGCTTCTCTTTTGCGAGATCTCAAAGCATCTCGCATCGCTTTCATAATACTGTTCATGAACTTCCCCTGTTCTGCATATCTAACAATTTCAATTCTGCTTGTTGGCTCAATCTCTGTCTAGCCACATCTAATTTATCATCGGCTATTTCTTTCTGAGCCGACAATCTTTCTTTGGCTAGTTCATTTTCCAACAGCTTTTCAGCAAAGCGTTGCTCTTGCTTCGCCTCAAACTGAGCGTTGTCTGACTCAATCTCAGCGGCTCTCAAACCAAGCTCCTGTTGTCTGATCTGAACCAGCGGATCTGTCTCATCCCCCTGGCCTATACTGATCAACAATTCAGAGGTAAGCTGAGCCAGTATGGGAGCAGAGAACTGTTCCTGCATCATCTGAATCTGCGAACCAATTTGCTGTTGTTGCTCTGGCGGTAGCTGAGCCATCTGTCCCTGGAGCTGTTGTATTTGTTGCATCTGCTCTGGTGGCATTTGCGTCTGAGCAATCTCTGCTGCCAAGAACTGCAAGTGCTGCATAATGTGAGCGATGATCAAGCCCTGGAGCGGTGGTGTATTTTTTACTAGCTCCGTGAGAAACAAAGATCTGTGTGCCTCAATATGAGCCGCATGATTTTGTCCCTCGAAGGCTTGTGCCGGTTGACCCATCAAGAGTTGTGCGTTTTCCAGACCAGCGTCTAAAGGAGCTGGTGGTGGTGGCATTTGTGGGGGCTGCAACAGTTTCTCTACATCATCTACGCCAAGCGCAGCATACATCCTGCGATACGCCTCGTAGATTCCCATCGGGCCGTGTATCTCTGGATTACTTTGGACCATCGTCAACAGCTCTTGAGCCATCGTGATACGTTGGCTCTGACTAAAAATGTTGGGATCGCTGACAGGAACCACATCTACTCGGCCATCGAAGTCTTGATTCAAGACCTCTTGCATGCCGGTACCGGTAGAGTACGGATACATCGGCGGTAGATATTCGGAGAATACTTTTGCCAACAATTGGAACTCTACTCTTTGAGAATAGTGCAGTCGTTTATGTATGGCAGACATAACCTTAGTGCCACGCTCTAAGAGTGCCACGGTCGTTCCGACTGGCATGGCTTGGTTCATGTCACCAATCTGCATATCTGCAATCGAGGCGAAGCGCTGGCCGCTTTGCACTAGCAAACCAAGCAACTGCATCAGTACGTTTGACGGCTCTTTTATGGGCAAGGGAATCAGGTTTTCTCGCAGAGATGAACCAGTCGTATCGATATCTCTAAACTCTCCAGGCTGCAAAGGCTCCGACTCATCTCGGATTCGCATGCCTCGGGCTTTGAATCCAGCCGGTAAGTTAGCTAGAGTTCCTGCGTCTATGAGCTGTCGCAGAATAGAGGTAGAAGCTTTCGCCAACCCACCTATCATGTGACTCAAGCCTAGGCCATAGAATCCTAGCCCAGGCAAAAACTTGTATTGAACGAAATAGTTGATCTTGTTTTTCTGGGGATCCGCTTCTTGATAATTCCTTCTGATCGATAACACTTGGTTTGTGGTCTCATCGATCGTGACTATGTAAGGCAGCTTCAAGCCTGTTATCTGGCCAGCTTCGTCAGTGTCCTCAAAACCTGGTAGATCCAGAATGGTATGTACTTCGTAAACTACATGATCTCGACTCTCTTTGTATCCAGGCTTGAGCCCTTCAATGTCATCGATCTGCTCTTCTATTTCATCTCTGTTCAGCGAGTAGTTTTCGCCCTTCAGCTCGACATCTGCATAGAAACCAGATAGCTGCTGCTTTTTGATTTCGTTCTTACTCATGTTCAACACATGAGTGACACGCTCCGCGCTAAATAAATCTGTGCTTTCGTATGGGACGATTAGATCTTCAGGGGCGATGAATTTACAAAGCGCACGGTTCATCGTGGTGTCGTAATAAACTTTCTTGAATGCACTGCCAGCCAGTGGCAGATAAAACAACAACATATCAAGCTCAGGATCGTATTCTTCCATTACGTTCATGAGATAAAAATTCATGAACTCTTGAACTCGCTCTGCTTGGTTCTCAATCTCTGGCGTTCGGTTACCTACAATCTCTGTCTTGACTGGACCTTTAGGTGGCAACAATTCTTTATAAGCTTGAGCCTGAAACTGTGTGACTGCTTCAGCCAAGATCGGATGGATTACACCAGTGGAGCCCTCAAAAGGTTGGCTTCTAGTGTCATCGAACTTCATGCCCAGATACTTCAATCCATCGACATAAGTCTTTTCCCAATCGGTTCGAGACTCTTTGTCTCCTTTGATTGAAGATATGACATCGTTAGCCAAACGACCCAGATCTGTCTTATCAATGAACTCTACCAAGTTGGCGTTGAAATCTGTGACGGGTGCTTGAGCTACCTCATCTATTTCATCATCGACTAGGATGTTCTCTTCAGTAACCAGTATTTCTACTGCTTCTCTAAGCTGGTCAGCCCGAGATGGCTCTACCTCAACATCAACTGAGTTACCAGCAACCATGACATCTGGGTTATCCTCAGTGCCTAGAGGTCTTTTCTCTACAGCCATTAGTAAAATACCGTCCTGTTGTGGTTCATCAGTTGTACCTCTTCTGGGTAGTCATCGTTCAAACTCAC